ACCAAAGCTGAAATAGATGAATTAAACAATCACATTGATCATAACCGTGATAACAATTTAACCTATGCGGCCATGGAACAGTTTAGGGGAAAGTATCTGACACAAAATCGTGCCACTGGCGAGATTTTTGAAACTCCACAAGTAGCATACATGATGATTGCTGCCACATTGTTTAGCGATTACCCACAATGGGGAGAGTGGTCTAGGATGTCTTGGATCAAAGATTATTACGATGCAATTTCTAATTTTGAAATAAGTTTACCCACGCCAGTAATGGCAGGAGTGCGTACACCACAAAGACAATTCTCATCCTGTGTACTGATTGAAACGGATGACTCACTGGATAGTATAAATGCAACAACTTCAAGTATCGTTAAATATGTTAGTCAAAAAGCTGGTATCGGTATTGGTGCCGGTAATATCCGTGCTCTTGGTAGTACTATACGCAACGGCGATGCTACTCATACTGGTGTTATACCCTTTTATAAAATGTTTCAAAGTGCTGTTAAGAGTTGCAGTCAGGGTGGAGTCAGGGGTGGCGCAGCTACTCTATACTACCCCATATGGCATCTTGAATCTGAGGACCTTATTGTTCTCAAGAACAACAAAGGAACAGAAGACAACAGAGTAAGGCACATGGATTATGGTGTGCAATTTAACAAGTTAATGTATGAACGATTGTTGAGTGGGGGAGATATCACATTGTTCTCGCCTCATGATGTGCCTGGTTTATATGACGCATTTTTTCAGGATCAAGACAAGTTTAAAGAGCTATACGAAACAGCAGAACGCAACACACGTATTAGGAAGAAGTCCATTAAGGCGATTGATTTATTTAGTGCCTTTGTGTCTGAAAGAAAGGATACTGGGCGCATTTACTTAATGAATGTTGATCATGCTAACACACATAGCAGTTTTGACGAAAATATTGCCCCTGTGCGGCAAAGTAATTTATGCTGCGAAATCAATCTACCCACTAAGCCACTTTCCCACATCAATGACGAGGAGGGTGAAATAGCACTGTGTACACTGAGTGCCATCAATTGGGGAATAATTAGGACTCCTGCTGGTTTTGAGCGAGTATGCAGACTTGCTGTTCGTGGACTGGACGCTTTGCTTGATTATCAACAATATCCAGTACTCGCAGCAGAAATTAGTACCATGAACAGGCGCCCACTGGGAATCGGTATTATTAATTTTGCTTTTTGGCTTGCAAAGAATGGCAGCACCTACCAGGATCCTGATCTTGATTTAGTTCATGAGTGGTCAGAAGCATGGAGTTACTATTTAATCAAAGCCAGTGTAGACTTGGCAGCAGAGAAAGGGGCATGTCCTTCGTCAGCGGAAACTAAATATAACCAGGGTATTTTGCCCATAGACACTTACAAATCAGATGTGGATGAATTAGTTGCACCCATTTACAAATGTGACTGGGACGGCTTGCGTGAACAGCTAAAAGAAACAGGTATTCGTAATAGTACATTAATGGCCTTGATGCCAGCAGAAACATCAGCACAGATTTCAAATAGCACTAACGGCATCGAGCCACCCAGAAGCTATGTAAGCATCAAACAAAGCAAGGACGGTGTACTAAAGCAGGTAGTACCACAGTATCAAAGACTTAAAAATAAGTATGATTTACTATGGGATCAAAAGTCACCCGAAGGTTACTTAAAGATTTGTGCTGTGTTACAGAAGTTTATAGATCAGGGTATTTCAGTAAATACAAGTTACAATCCAGAATACTTTGAAGATGAGAAAGTTCCCATGAGTGTGTTACTACAGCATTTGATCATGTTCTATAAGTTCGGGGGAAAACAGCTTTATTATTGCCAAACTTTTGATGGACAGGGTGAATTGGACTTTAAAGAAGAACAGCCATTACAACAAGGCGAAGTAGACGATGATAATTGTGAATCGTGCAAATTATAGGAAATATATATGTCAGTTTTTAATGTAGAAAATAGCAAGCACCACACACAAGCAACAATGTTTTTTGATGATAGCGTGAATGTACAACGATATGATGTACTAAAGTACAAACAGTTCGATAAACTCACAGACAAACAATTGGGATTCTTTTGGAGACCAGAAGAGGTCGATATTGTGCGAGACAGCAAAGACTTTCGTGACCTCACAGAACATGAGCAGCATATTTTTACCAGTAATTTGAAGCGACAAATACTCTTAGATAGTGTACAAGGACGCTCTCCTAACCTAGCTTTTCTGCCCATTGTTAGCATTCCTGAATTAGAAACTTGGATAGAAACTTGGGCGTTTTCAGAGACTATTCATAGTCGTAGTTATACCCACATTATCCGCAATGTGTATCCAGACCCCAGTGTGATTTTTGATCAAATGTTAAACGACAAAGAGATTGCTGATTGTGCAGGTAGTATTACCCATTACTATGACAATCTAATTGCATACAATGACAGTGCTGATCATGGTTCATATCAGCACAAAGAGGCATTGTACATGGCAATCATGGCAGCAAACATTTTAGAGGGTGTTCGTTTTTATGTGAGCTTTGCGTGTTCATGGGCGTTTGCAGAACTTAAAAAGATGGAAGGCAATGCAAAGATCATTAAGTTTATTGCCAGAGACGAAAACGTACACATGGCTAGCACACAACAAATGTTAAAACTGCTACCAGGCGACGACAAGGACTTTGCTAAAATTGCCAAGGAACGTGAGGCAGATTGTATACAAATGTTCATGGATGCCATAGAGCAAGAAAAAGCCTGGGCTGAATACTTATTCAAGGACGGTAGCATGATTGGCTTGAATGCAGAGTTACTCAAGCAATACGTGGAATGGATTGCTGCAAAGCGTATGAGAGCAGTTGGCTTAACAGCACCTTACAGCACAACAGCAGCCAACCCTTTGCCCTGGACAGAGAAGTGGATCAGAGGCGGAGAAGTACAGGTAGCACCACAAGAGACAGAGATTAGCTCCTATGTAATTGGAGGCACAAAACAAGACGTAACAGACGACACATTTAAAGGAATGAGCTTATAATGCTAACAGTATACACAAAGAACGATTGCAGTTTTTGCATGCTGGCTAAAAACTTGCTAAAAAACAAAGAAATTGCTTTTGAAGAAGTAAACGTAGAATATGACGAAGATTCAAAAATGTTTTTGATCTCACAAGGACACAACACCTTGCCGCAGATCTACCAAGGCGATGAGCTATTTGTGGAAGGTGGGTATACGGGATTAAGGGAAAAGCTAGAAAATCAAATAGACCCCACACAGTTGGGGAGTTTATAGTTCTTGGCTTCGATCATTTGGAAGAGCGCCAAGTGATAACGAATTTAAATTTAGTAGCAATAACTTAACACAAGACACATCGCTACAGCATGTATCAAGGAGTACACATAATGGATATTAGTAAATTAACTCACAAAGTGGTAACGTTTCGCACAGTAACCGGCGAGGAAATCATTGGAAAACTGGAAGAATACAACTCAAAAAATGGACTATTCACTGTGAGTTTTCCCAGAGTTGTGTTGCTTGACGAAAATGGTGAAGTCATGACAGTTCAATACAGTTTGACTGGAAATAATGACCAGGTTATATTTCATAATCGAAATGTTTTTAGTGTGACTGAATCTGATGAGATTGCGGCACAAGATTATGTGATTCAAAATGAAACACAAAATATAAATTCTGAAGTAATCATGGATTTTGGATAAATATAATTATGCAATACGGTGTAGCAAAAGTTGGAGTAAGTCAGGGAGGCGGTGGCATCCTCATGGGTGGCGATTTCACAGTGTTAATTGAAGGCTCTCCGTGTGGTGTTATTTTTGATAAGCTCACCCCGCATGGAGAATCTCCACATGCAACAGCTATATTCCCGCCTCAGGAAGGCAACCCCCAGGTATTAGTTGGTGGTAAACCCATACTACGCGAAGTATTAAGTAAAGCCACGTGCCAGCATCCTCTGACTCTTGGCGCTGCCACAGTTAAGACATCTTAATTTTTTAAGACCATATTTAAAATAATATGCATTTAATGATAAATAGTATTTGGTGTCTTATGCACCATATTTGCGCCCTAAGAGGTAGGATAACATTATAATGGGAAAGACAGCATACGAAATACGGCTTGATTTAGTTACAGAAGCTAGGCTGATTTTACAAGCACAAGCAACAACGGCTGATGAAATGCCAAGCCCCGAAGAAGTATTGGCCAAAGCCGAAGAATTGAATGTATTTGTTAGTGATGATCAAGGCACTGGCAACACTAATCACAATAATCGACGTAGATACTAAAGATTAAATTATTCATTAAATAATTGTGGATTGCCATAAACCTCCCTTACGAATATATTTTCTAGAGACAGTCCTGCCAAATAATTCTTACCAAATTGATATTATTGTATAAGTAATATTAGAAACCACGGCAATGCAAATGCCTAAATATAAAACACACAACACAGGAAATAGTAAATGGCTAACAGAAAACAGCGCAGAGCACAAGCCTCAGCGCAACGAAAAAAGAATTTAGCATCTCCACCCAGCACTCCCGAGCTAAATGCGGAAGTGGAATCAGAAGCAACAGAAGCAACAGAAGCAACAGAAGCAACAGAAGCAACAGAAGCAACAGAAGCAACAGAAGCAACAGAAGCAACAGAAGCAACAGAAGCCACTGATCCTCCTGCAGAGCAGGATGAGGCAGCAGCGCTTCATCAAATGTTGGACGCAAAAATTGAAGTACCATTGGGGTTTTTACGTAACCAACATATTTTTATTGCTACGCCGTGTTATGGTGGCCAAATTGGAGAACCATATTTTCGTAGTATGCTTCGCAGCAGTATTATTTTCAACAAGTACGAAATTCCATATACTGTGAGTACTCTTGCAAATGAAAGTCTAGTGACCAGAGGCCGCAACACACTAGTTAGTTTCTTTATGGAGAATCCCGATGCTACTCATTTATTTTTTGTCGATGCTGATATTGAATTTAGTCCAGAGGATATGCTTCGCATGGTTGCATATGACAAGGATGTTATTGTTGGGGCTTACCCCAAGAAAGCAGTTAATTGGCAGAGCATTATTCACGCAGCCAGAAACAATCCAGATGAAAATGAAAACACCATTGAAGGACACAGCTCTAACTATGTGGTAAACTTTGAGTTCAACACTGACGAAAATGGTAACAGAATTCCTGCTGTCAAGGTGGTTGATAATTTAGTGAAACTCAAAGACGCCGGCACTGGTTTTATGTGCATTAAGAAATCAGTGATACAAAAAATGTTTGAGGCTCATCCTGAACTTAAATATATTAATGATATTAATGTTGATCAGAAGTTTGAACCACACATGTATGCATTGTTCGATACAATGATCGATCCTGAGAGCAGACGCTATTTGTCAGAAGACTATACATTTTGTAGATTGTGGCAGAAAATGGGCGGGGAAGTTTGGTTAGACCCCAGAACAGCACTTAACCATGTGGGCCACTATACCTTCAGAGGAAATATACGCAAGTTATTTACTGGTGAAAACGCTGCACCGGCTCCCACACCACAGGAGAAAAAATCATGAGTAAGAATGTAATTAGTGTATTATTACCCACACGTGGTCGCCGAGAAGTAATGGTGGAAAGTATCAAGGGTTTAGTTGACAAGGCTTCTGATCCCAGCCGGCTAGAAATAATGCTGGGTGTTGACGACGATGATGAGGGGATCAGGGATTTCATCCAGGAGAATTTATCAGAGTATTTGGAAGAGCGAAAAGTTGACTGTCGAGCTAAAATGTTTAAGCCCTTGGGTTATAGCAAATTGCATCATTACGTAAACACGCTGGCGTCTCACGCTACTGGTGAGTGGTTGTTTTTCTGGAATGATGATGGTATCATGGTAACTGAAGGCTGGGACGACGTCATTGATAGTTACACTGGACAATTTAAATTATTGGCACCCAAGGATAACCATAATGGTCACCCCTATGCTATCTTCCCAGTGGTTCCCAGAGACTGGATAATGCTCATGGGGCACCTAAGTCAAAATGCACAAAACGATGCTTGGCTGAGCCATATCGCTTACATGCTGGATATCTTTGAGCGCATTGATGTCGAGTTTATTCATGACCGTGCTGACATCACTGGTAACAATGACGATGAAACTTTTAAGGCTCGGGACTACAAGGAAGGTAATCCAGAAGATCCAGAAGATTTTGGGCACCCTACCCAACAACAAGCAAGAGTAGCAACCACACACAAAATCGCGTGGTTCCTGAATAAAATTGGGCAGACCAGTCAGTGGTGGGAAGATGTCAAAGACGGCAGAGTTGACCCTTTTTCCAAAATGGTCTGGCCTGAAGATGTACGTGGTGCGGGGCAATTGCCGGAAATCAAGAAACCGCCCACTGATGAAACCATAAGCTTATAACAAACACACTCCCAAAATAAGCCCCGCAAGGGGCTTTTACCCAAGTGCTTGATTTCCAAGCACTTTTTTCTTCAATAAAATCAAGCACTTAGAACTTGACTATTTTACAATTTCTGTTATAATATATACAAGCTAAAGAAATAACTCAAGAGATAGAATTTATGGTTAAGGAAATGAATATAGTGCTGTTTGATGCAAATGATGGTGCTATTCGTATCAGTTTGGAAAATGGTGGTTATGCCCAAGTAGACGCAGCAGGAATCCTGTTCGCCGAAAATGACGTCACTGACGCATTGATTGATCTGGGGGTAAAACCCACTGACCAATTCCTCAATACTGAATCAGTGGAATTTTGTGAAGAGCAAGGTTTTGAGTTTAATGAGGCAGGCGACATAATCGCCAAAGCTATTACAGATTTGAAAGACACTCTTCGCAGAAGTATAGCAAGATAACATGTATGTTGACATGGGTGGTGCAGATGCGTACGGCGCTTCCTGTGGACAATATAGGCCAAGACATGCAAAAAGTGTGTCCATCAGGCTATACAAGCTTTGCTGGAATTAACTCTTAAATAGGAACGTAGAGTAATGGATATAATGTTTGATATTGAAACGCTGAGTACCACACCAGAAGCAGTGGTGCTCAGCGTGGGCGCGGTGAAATTCGACGCCAAAGGGGACCATCGATCCATTACAGACAAACAGCATTGGCGTTTGGAAATAGATAATCAGATGGACAATGGCCGAGATGTTAGTGAAAGCACCATGGAGTGGTGGAGTAAGCAAGACATAGAAGTCAGGGCAGAAGTGTTTGCTCCTGATAATCGTATCCCTGTACAGAAATTTTTTGGTGAGTTCAATCGTTATATGACAGGAGCTGACAAAATTTGGTGTCAGGGACCACAATTTGATGCGGTGATCATGGAGAATTTGTATCGCCAGTTTAGTCATCACTGGAACTGGCAGTTCTGGCAAATCATGGATAGCAGAACGTTGATCAATACAGCAAAAATTATGAATCCAGGTTATGCTGATCCCAGAAAAGCGCTTCAGCAAAATTTACACAATGCGGCTGAAGATTCATATTATCAAGCATTAGCG